TTTTGTTGGCATATGTCTTTACCAAAATTCCAATCCGTTCTTCCTTTGTAATTGTGTCAAGAACATAGGGTTTCAATTCACGAAATAACTTCCCTGCTTGACTAAGAATTTTCGTTACTTCTTCTGTTTCCTTTTTTGTCATGGTAGAAGAACCAGAAGTATCTGTGAACGATGCATCTGCTTGCCAGACCGACTTTGTTTCTTTGAATGCACCACCCGAAACTCCGAAAGAGGCTTTCATACCTTCCATCGTATCACCACTATAAGTAGTGTGCCAGATGATTCCCATTTTAGATGATTTGATTTTTGAGGCGAGTTGTGAATTTTGTGGAACTGCGTAAACGATTGTGTTTGGTTGGAATATAATATACGATTCATCATCAATTGTTTTAGTTTGTAAATCGTCTTTCGTGTACATTATATCACCTTGTAAAACCCCCTTGATGCCCACCTTTGAAAGTTCATCCAACGAAACATGGAGTTTGTCAGCAAGACCACCAGAATGATTTCTATCAATATCATCATGTGTATAATTTACTTTCTTGGCTCCTCCCATTTTGAAAATTCCTTTGGTTCCCACAAAGAACTTTTTATTCTCTGGATTGGTTCCTGCAAAGACTGCTGGAGCACCATCCCACTTGACAGTTATGTTGACACCTGAACTAGCGTTTCCTGCTAACATATCTCGTAAAGATTGTAAGAAACTAATCGCACCTCTGGTTCCATTGATGCCGTTGTTCAGTACTTCGTCTTCTAGGTGTTCTAAATGAAGGTTTTTACCTTCTTTTGCTTCAGAAAGATATTCTTTGAATCGTAACATTATTATTACAAACTTTTTGTTTTTTTTCTAAGGAAGGTATGACAAATTACTGAGGGGAGAGAAAATATGTCCAAAAGGTTCTTAGAATCTTCTTTCAGAATATTTCTCCATAACCCTCGTTAATTATTTATAAATTATGACACTTGGGGATCATCGGGGTCTGGAATACCCATTGCTGCAGCTGCAAATTCATTCATATTAGACACAACAAAGCCTGGTGGGGGATCATCTATACTGAAAGTAACAAGATTTCCGAAATGATCTTCGACTATGAAGTGTTGGTCTGCTTTTTTGTGTGCATCGGTTCAGTTATACCGACACAATGGAGATGCACACCCATTTCTGGATGTACATAATATCCGCCTATACAAATTTTAAGGGTGAATTTTTCTTTACGAAATGCATCTAGATCAACAACTTTGTTATCTTCTATACCATTCGTTTTGTTCATTTTGTGCCTGACGAATGAGTTTCATTTCATCCTTTTTCTTTTGTCTTGCGGCTTCTTCGCTCTTTAATCTTTTTTGGATACAAGGTTTAACAAAACGAGATTTATCTTTGACCGTTTTCATAATACCTTCACTCATAACTGCGGCCTTGAAACGACTCAATACCCGATTGATGTTTTCGTTACGTTTTACTTTAATTGTAATCATATTTCACTTATCATTTTATTGTTATGTAATTATTTATTTTCATACTTATAGTATAACAAATTCTGAAAGAATTGTCAAGTCAAAATCTTGATATAAATCGTGCAATAGGTTGTACAAATGGCAACAACGCAATTGCCATGACTGTATTCACTCCTGTATGAACAAGAGCCACCTGTTTCGTAATTCCTTGTGGTAATCCATCACTCACTAATATTCCTGCAATCCATATCGTTCCAGTTGTTCCCACATTCGCTCCAAGTATTGCCGCAATCGCAGATGGTAGTGGTAATGCACCAGATGCAACAAGTCCTATAACAGCGGTTGTAGTAAGAGATGAAGATTGCCAAAGAAGAGTACACACAATTGCTCCTGCAAACATCCAATAAGGATTTCCTAGAAACCATTCAAGTTGTTCTAAATGACTCATTGATTTCATTCCACCTGAGAACATCTTCAGGCCAATGTAAAATATGACAAGACCAAGTAAGGTCTGAAAAACAGGATTGTTAAATTCCATGAAGTTCCTTGATTTATATTTCCACGAATCGTAGAGTTTTCTATCTTTCTTATCCATATCCAATTATATAGTGAATGGGTTTTGTCCAATTATAAATAAAAAGAAATCTCTTTGAACGACTTGGCTAAATATTACGATAAAGAATTTTGGGAAGAAAATGGATGGGTTTCCTGTTTTGAATGTGATATAATTTTTGAAGATTTAGAAAAACTTTATGAACACCAAGATCTTCATCTTGAAGAAGAAAAAAAATGAGAATGCTATACTTCCTCGATATTATGGAGATTTTTAAGCGGTTGACTAATCCCGCCGAATCAGTTAATGGTCAGTGGTCAACTGCGCCGCCCTGATCGCAACACTCTCAAATTGATTTATACGTTTGATTTTCTGGAAGATGTTGTTTACCATCTTCTCCTACTTCTTTATTATCTATGTACTCATTATCTACATAAGATTGTGCTAGTCTCCATTTGAGATATTCATATGCAGAAATTGGTGGATATTTGTCTGGTTGATTTGTGAGATTTTTGATAATTACTCCTCTGCCGGGATCTACAAAATACGGCATTGAGTATCGTGGTCTGTCCATATCTACATTTACTACACGATGTGGAGTAGATTTTAATAGGTCATTCGACCATCTTGCAAACATATCTGCCACATTCAATACTATAGAATTTTCAACTATTGGTACAGTAACCCACACAGAATCTTTTTTGTCATAAACTTGTAAAGCACTTATATCATCAAATCGATAGAGTAACGTGATAGAACCATAATCAGTATGAGCTCCACCTCTGACTTGTCCTTCTTTTATTTCACCATCCCATGCAGGATATTTTAACATCCTCATAGTTGCAGAACCATCTATGTGCTGTTCTACTAATGTTCCAGTAGGAATTCTTAGAACCTTTTCAAATCTGTAGAGGAATTGATAGGACAACATTCTTGAAATGCGTTCTATCTTTTGTGCGAGGGGTTTAAATTCGGGGATTTCTTTGGGCCAGTATTGTTCCTGCATCCTTGCTGGTTCAACCCAATTATAAGATTCTTTCAAATCACCAGGCATGGTTGGAGTCAGACGCTCTTCCTCCAACCAATTATACCCAATATTTTCCTTCACTCCACTATATGCATATTGTTGTTTTACATCTAGTGGTAATTGAAAAAACTCCTCCATGAGTTGCTTCCAATCTTCAAATTCTGATAACCAATTATCATAAACGTGAGTAAATACTGCAAACCCACAAGTTGTGTAAGCACACCACATTTTTTCTATGCAGTCATCCTCAAATCTCCAATCGATTATCGGAATTGTACTTACTGAAAGTGAAGTCATTTTAGTTTAACTTACCGTTCACACCTTCAACATAGAATTGCATAGTATCAAGTTGTTGGCGTTTGATTTCACCAGCAGGAATTTTTGTTCCATCCTGTTTAGTAACACCTTGACTGAAAGGGAAAAAAGCATCATGCTTATCACCTATCCAATCCATTTTAATAGTTTCAACTACGTTTACTACTTTGCCTGGTACGTTCTCACCCCAAGGCGAAAGACCTACACAATTCTGTTGTAGACCCCAATTCACCTTTTGGTTCATCTGCAACTTCCCTGCTGCAAGTTGATCAACGATATGTTTATAAAGAACATTCCAGTTAAACATCATACCAGTAATATAACGGTCAGGGCCATTGTGTCCCATAGGTGCATCATTACCCATTGACCAAATTTCTTGACCACTTCTTGTGTAACGTTGTTGTGCGAGAGCAACAACACTAGGAGAATCAGTTGTGGTATAAAGAATATCATTTCCAGAATCTGCTAATGCTTTGGCTGCATCCATATCTTTAGGTGGATCAAACCAACTATTAATCCATACGATATTAACTTCTACATCTGGATTAACTGACCTTGCACCAAGTGCAATCGCATTAATGTTACGGATGATTTCTGGAATTGGATGAGATCCAACTACTCCAATTTTGTTTGTTTTAGTCATCATTCCAGCAGCAACACCTGTGAGGTATCGTGCTTGGTAACTCATACAACCATAATTATCAAAGTTAGTATCATTTCCTTTGTAACCTGTAGCGTGCATGAAAATTGTACTAGGATCTTTCTTTGCAGCCTTTTCCATACCATCCATATAGCCGAATGAGGTTGCAAATACAATATCGTGTTTTCGTGCAAGTTTGAGGAATATTTTTGTTGACTCAGCTTCTGGCACCATTTCAACCATACCAACTTTATAACCATGTTTTGTCAATGATTGAAATCCTTGATGATGTCTCATTGACCACCCACCATCGGTATGTGGCCCCACTAGAACATAACCAACTGAAGGTAATTTCTTACCAACGATACTAATACTAAAAGCTGCAAACATTGCAACCACCGCCACTAGGGCAATTATTTTCTTCATCTTATTTACTCCTTCCGAGCATTGTTGTTAAAGAGTTATCTTCCAATAACTCCCCTCAAAATAATATATAGGAACATTTAAAATTGTTCCTTTTCAGTTGAACCTTCAATGGCACTTAAATTTGAACTTCCTGTACAAACCTGACCAACTTGGTCAAAATAACTAGCACCAACTTCACGTTGATGTTTTACAGCAGTAAATCCTCTGACTTGAGCTGCAAACTCTTTCTCTTGAAGATCTACAAATCCTGTCATTCCGTTGTCTCGATAATTTTCAGACAACTCAAACATACTGTAATTCAAAGAATGAAATCCTGCAAGAGTAATGAATTGAAATTTTACATCCAAATCTCCTAATTCATCTTTGAAAGAACTAATCTCTTTATCACTCAACTTTGCTTTCCAGTTGAACGATGGAGAACAATTATATGCAAACAATTGATGTGGAAATATTGATTGGATTTC